GTTATTCCATCTTCCCAGCAGGAAAAGTCATACTTTTCAGTAAGGGAATAGATATCCTCTTGTTTCATTGCTTCTCCTTTAGCCACTGCGTCAGGTCTTGAATAACCCAGGCTTGATCTATTGATGCGTTGCGACGCTTAACTATTACGTAGGAAAGAGGAACTTCCCCAAGACCTCTAGCCTTTGCATAGTTAAGCGCCTCAACTTGTGCTTCTCTCCAAAACTCAGGTAAGGAAAGTGTTGCCCTGTTCTTGAGTTCAAGGATGTAGGTTTCTCCCGCGATAACAGTTATGATGTCGCCCTCGTCCTTTGCCCCAGCTTTTGTCAAACGTTCTGCAATGACACCCGCCTTGCGGAGCCACTTCATTACATCTGTCTCAAACTGAGAACCTTTAGTCTTGTTGTACTGACTCATCTACCAATACAACCTTGTTGATCTTGTAGATAACATTGCCTTCTTCATCTTTAACTAATTCGACAACACCAGATTGCAACAACGCACCAACGAAGTTGGTTAGGTCAACTTTGATTGCATCAACATCTACACGCAATGCCTTAGCGGTATCACGCAGTGCATCAATCCTGAGATTGTCTCGGTAATAGTTACTAAGCGGTGGCTTCTCTTCGGTTGGTTCTTTCTTCTTTTTCTTTGATTCATCGTGTGGACCGTTCAATCCTTGGTCGTGCTTATATTCTTCTTCACACATTGTATCCTCCTTGGTATCCTGCAATCGTATCTTTTCGTAACATCCAGCCAAACTCGTTCTGGTCTGAGATCTGTACTGCTGCGTAGTTTACCAGTAGCTGTGCGTATTTGCTGCCGTCGGCAGTGTGTGCGCCAAAGCGATTCTTTACCGGTGCTACCTTAAGTATCCCTTGCGTTGGGTCATAGCCCAGTGTAAGTATCAGTGCAGGTAACTGACTGACCTTTCCGTGGATTGCTCTGCGATGAGGTGGGTTACTAGGTGACCCATACTCTGACTGTTCTGATACGTGGTGAAGCACTACTACACAGGCTTCAGTCTTGCGTGCCATATCGTGTAGCTCCATCATAATTGCTCTCAGTCCTGCCCATTCGTTATCCGTCTCAGCGGTGATGTTCATTAAGTTATCAATGACTATCAACTCAGGTGGCTGACCATAGAGTTCGACGTAAGCCCTGATCTCTAACTCCAAGTCATCAATGTTTGGAGATGAATCAAAGACCCACTTGATGTGTGAAAGTTTGTCTAAGTGTGCATTGTAATACTGGCTATTGTCTGAAAGGTTTGCCTCTACTGTCACTTGTGAGTGACCAGATAGATGCGATACAGACCTCATCATTACAGTAGTGGTGTCAGTATCTGCGGAGAAGAAAAGTGTGGGAACTTTAGCCTTGATTGCATAGATCAGAGCGAACATAGACTTACCAGCATTAGGTGCTGCAGCTACCATACATACCTGGCCTCTGCGAAACTTAATACCTTCTGTTGCTAATCCATTCCACACATCAGGCAGTGGCGTAGCTTTAGTAAGCACTCCACTCCAAGCGCGGGAAAGATTAAGCAATGTCCTTCTCCTGATTCAATCTAATGCCTCGTTGACTTCTAATTACTTGGCGCTGTCTCACAGTAAGACCACCCCAGATACCAAAGTATTCTTTCTTGATTCCCCACTCAGCACATTCTCTTCTGTGGGGACACCTATTACAGATGCTTGTAGCAAAATTAGTATCTGCTACTGAGTTAACATCAACCTTAGTATCTGGAAACCAAAAGTCCCCACCGATAGTTGCACAACTAGGAGCTTCGTATTGACTTGGCTCCTTCACTTACTATCGAACCCAGATAGTGTCGCACTTATCTGGAGCACCCTTAGGTGCTGCACACATATAACCCTTCCAAGGTCCCTTGGCTGATGTGCCTTCACGGAAAGCCATTGCTCCGTGACGACAGGTATTACCGCTACCTGATGGTGCTGGTGTCTGTACTACTGGTGTTGCATTAAATGCCTGTGCAACTGTATCTACGGTTTGGGCCGGTTGTGATGGAGCGCCGCCAAGTTCTTTTCCCGTTGACTTAACAAGTGATGCAACCATAGATAGATCAGTTAGACCTGTCTCTAGTTCTTGAACTGTTGCTGCGTAAAGATTGATAAGTGTTCCGTCTGCCAACTTGTAATTGATCTGAAACTTTGTTCCTTCTGTAGCCATTTACTTTCCTCCACTTTGTTTTACTGATAGTCGCTGACTCTCAGCTCCTACCTTCTTAGGGACAAACCCTAATAGTTTTTCTACCTCGCTACTGTCAACTGACTCGCGCCCTTTAACAGTTGTCCAACTTACTTCGATACCTGAATTAGTAGTACCCAGCACTCCTTCTAGCGATGACTTCAAAGAATCCTGCTGTACTTCTAACTCCTTAATCTTGCCTGCTAACTGTAAGTACAACAGTGCATTCTTGTCAATGTCCGCATCATCAATGATTACGTCACTGACTGGTATACGTTCTTTTTTTAGACCGACGCATCCCATCTCACCTGATGAGTCATAGAACTTGCAGTAGTGTTGACAGTAACTTGCATCCTTCTCAGGTGCCGGTGCTTCCTTAGCTTCCTTAACAGCCGCTAGCCAACCGAGTGCTTCTAGTGCAATGGACTCATCGTAGTCTTCGGTGTGAACCTTGACATCACGTTCGTCCCCGTCCCGTGCTATTGCAACAAGAGACACTCGGTTGACCGCATAGCCGTTCTTAGCTAGGAGGTAGCCGTATAGCTGCACCTGCCACCGTTGTTGTGTTGATGGGAAGTAAGAAAGGTTCCGGACCTTACTTGTCTTCCAGTCAATCACATCACCAGTACCAGGTACGAAACAGTCAATGTGTGCTTTCATTCCATTGTATTCAACTTCAGTTTCAATCAATACATCTGGATTATCTGCTAGTGCTTTCTCAATCTCTGCGTGGATAGCAGTACCCATAATCGCAGCGAGCTTTAATTCGTTGTCATTAGTTTCAGGTTGATCGTTAAGTCGGTACCACACCTTGCGGCGACAGCCACCTACTTCTGATGGACCAATCTGTACTTGTGTAGAACGTGAACGCTTTGCATCGCCTGCCTTGAGTGCAGTCAATAGTAGTTCCTTTGGATCAACCATTAAATTCAAACCCTGCATACCAGAATAAAAAATCAACAGTGATGTGGTGCTTATCTACATTGAAACCTAAACCAATACCACTATTGCGACCACCATAAATATAACACTTGCCTATCTTCTTTTGCATAACTCCTCCTAGAGTCTTTCTTGGATTACTAACTGTATGGGCTTGCCAGTATTGGCGTCAAGTACCGACGCAATCTCAATAGCTTTACGGGCGTGTCGCTTGGCGTAATCTAATTCCATATCAGGTTTAACAATTGAATAGAGGTAGCCAAGAGCAAGCTGGCCCCCACTACCAATGCCGTACGCTCCGTGATTTGCTTGGAAAAAAGAGAGATCACAAGCAATACGAAAGATATTGCCGTTAAAAGCAATGAGATAATCGAAGCCACCATCTTTATCCGCCTTGTTATAGTCGTAGTTATTATCGGTAAATGCTTGGTTGATACTGGGTATAACTTTCTTTCCCATAAATTGTACTGGGTCTTCACCTTTGTAGGCCGGTGGCTTCCAGTTATAGGCAAGGATGTCACCAGGTCTGGTATCACCTGATATCGCCAAGATATACTTACCCACCTCAACAATCTTTGGCGTAGTAACGGCTAGCGTTACTAGGTTATCTTCTGTGATCTGTGAGTCAGCTACTAGAACTGCGTAATCAATACCTTCAAGTGCAGCGATTGTTGTCATACTAGAATGCTATCACCACTACGGCGTGTCGTCGCGTAGCGACACATACTAGGCACTACCATATGAGCCGTGAGGCGAATTAAACAGGCAGGCGCCCTCAAGGGGCGCGGCAGTAGCAACCGTACAGTAACCCTGCGGTTCCGTCTACCAACCCTGCCATCGTTTAGATGGCGCAGGAATACCCTTCCTGAGACTTTCGGGACCGATCTGCGGGGTTTAGGACCACTTCACGTGTGTCCGTGTGGCTCACAAGTATTTAATGTTATGGCAGTCTTTGAAGACTACGAGTTAGTCTGGTACTTCCTAGATGCAACCTGTGTTAACTGTGGGAATCTAGTAGTTGTACCTTGCCCTGTGGATAAAACGGCATAAAAAAAGAAGCCCACCCCTTTCGGGGTGAGCCTCTTCTATTTGCCTCGCGCTGATGGGTTATTTAGACCCACGACCAAAGTCTGTTGACTTAGGATCTAGCCACTTGAGTAGTGGACCTGCGATTGCAGATACACCTGCTGCTGCTAGTGCCTTTGGATCTGTTACGCCTGCAAGGTACAGAGCTAGCACGGATGCTACCGCTGCACGCAGGTATGATGCGAGCATTGCTTTAGTTGTCTTGTTCATTGGTTCTCCTTCTTCTTAGGCAAAGGCTTGATTGCAGCCTTTACTTTGTTGACAGCCTTTGGTTTTCCCAACCAAGGGAACCAAGGGGAAGTGTCATCTCCACATCCGTCTTTGATTGAGATGTGAAGATGATGTGGATGTTTATTTGAACCGTCATAATCACGGTCCCCTTCTGAGGCACGTTCTGCTG